AGCGAAACGGTCGATCGCGGAAAATCAACGCGGTGGTTGTGCGAGACGATTCTTTGCAACTTCCAGAGGCGTCAGACCTAGTGACCCCACGGTTTACGGTCTACGTCTCGAATGATGGATCGGAAGGCATTGAAAGCGATGAGCTAGACCTCGGCGGGGATCAGATTGGACTATCTCCCCGAGTCGGCGAACCAGCGGAGCGGCGGTCTATTGTTCGGCTTGTTGAGCATGACGAAGGGATGTTGGTTTTAGAGTGTCGCTAGCAATCATCGAACTTATCGCGGTTGAATTGGAATCCAGGCTATCGGCTATGGTTGGCGATTCAACTACGTACCCAACCGATGTCCAGGAAGTCAAGCGACCTACTCGATTTGCCAACTACACGCCGATAGATCGCCAAATCATCATTACCCAGGGAGTCCAAAACGAAGTCCCCGAGCTATCCTGTCCGGGCAATCCTCCAGCGGTTGCCTTGGCTCAACAGTTCAATATCCGGCTAGTTTTGATGCCTTCCGAGCGAAGCCAAGATGCAATCGATACGCTACTAAATCAATTCGGGTCGGATGTTCGCAAGTGCATCTGCAACCCGGCTAGTTCCTGGCACACGTTCGACGGCAACGCTTTGCTTGCTACCTTCGGGACCAAGATTAACTTTACTTCCGACGGCGGCATTGACGGGGCGAATATGCAGTTGATTGTGACTTATAGAGTCGATGAAGACGATCCGACGGTAAGGCGGTGAGGCGATGATAATCGACATCCAAGCACACGAAGAAAAATCGAAGCTAGCAGCCGAGCGGGTAATCAACTACGCCGACGGACTAGAGAAAGCTTTTAGTAATCGCATCGAGGAAGCCACCAAGGAAACAAGGCGGCGAACAGAACGCGAAATACAAACAGCGATGGCCGTCGAGCGGGTTGAGGAATTGAGGGCTTTTTGCGTCGACGAAAAAATAATCGACAACGTACTAGCCAAAGAATCCATACTAAAAATCGACGACACGTTTACCGTACCGCTTCGGGCATTCAAAGCACGGCAAACCGTTGAGGGGGTCGAAATTGAATTTGTTCGAGGTACTCCGGCAATGGTATTCGATGGGGCTTTCGGGCCGAAGATTCCCAAGCTAGGCAAAAACATTTACAAGCGACTTGGACGGGCTCGATTCCCGATTCAAAAACTAAGAGACTTGCAAGCAACCAAGATCGAGGGCGTCAAGGATGCTTTTGATCGCGGGGCGGCTCAAGCTAAATCGATAATGGTTCGCAAGCTCAAAGAGGCCAAACAGGACGCAAACGACATACTCGGAAGGGACAAATATGCTACTACGTAAAAAGACCGTTTTGGGTGCTAAGATCGAATCGACCGTAGGGACAGCCGAAACCATCGCGGCAGCGGATTGCACGGTCAATGCTTATGACCTAATGATTAACCCGGAATTTCCTTTTGAGGAAAGGCAGGGCCAGGGCGGCTTCGGTCGCTTAACCTCGATTCCAGGGGCCAGAATTGGCCGGGCTACATTCTCGGTTGATCTAGCCTATGATGGCTCGGCAGTTCCGGCATGGGCTAGCACTTTCCTTCCGGCTTGCGGCGTGGTGCTTTCGACGGCTACCTACTTCCCAAAAACCGAAGTTCCGGCATCGGGGAGCAGCGTAAAGACCCTCACGATTGCGGGGTTCTTCGATGGGGTGCGAAGGCGGATTTATGGAGCGGTCGGCAATGCTCGATTTGTCTTGCCTACCGGAAGAATGGGCCGGGTTGAATTCGACTTCCAAGGGGTCTACGATGACGAAGCAGACGCGGCGATTCCAAGTTCAATTAACTACGTCAACACGCTACCGCTTCGCGTTGCAGGCGGTGCTACGTCTTGGGCGTCGACAAACATCTGCCTTGAATCGGCAACGATCGATCTAGGCAATGTGATTACCGCTAGGGAATGCTCGACCTCGGCAGCAGGCGTCGATAACTTTGTTATTACGGATCGCAATCCAAGGATTACCGGCAACCCGGAATCCAAGCTTATCGCCACTCAAAACCGATACAGCCAATTTCGCGACGGGACAGAGGCTAGTCTATCGTTCACGATCGCGGGGCCAACAACCTCAACGCTTGTCTTCACAGTCCCTAAGGCCCAGCTAGTAGCCAAGCCAATGGGCGAGCGAAACGGCATCATGACCGATCAACTCGAATGGCAAGCAAACAAAAACGTAGACACCTCAGACCAAGAATTCTCAATCGCTTTCAACCATGCAGCCTAGTACATTCACAGACAAAATCGACGGGTGCGACATCGAGTTTACCTTGAATCGCTTAAAGTTCCGCAAGACCGAACAGGTCTTGGGGCTTATCAGCGATTTCAGGGAATCGACCGAACCAAAAAAACAGGTGGCAGCAATCCGCGAAGCCGTCTCGATTTGCTTGGCCGGTTGGAGTCTCGATAGGCCCATAAGCGATTGGGACGAAGAAATCGAAGTGGCCGACGCGGTAAAGCTTGTCAGTTGCTGCCTACGCGGCAACTCGGCTAGCGAAGGTGATAAAAAAAAATAAGGACAGCCGCATTTATCCGATGCGGCGAATTATGCAAGTCTTGCACTCGAAACCAATGCAACAACAAGCCAAGCAGCGACCTTCCATTGATGCTAGCTTGTCCAGGTTGCGACGAGTCCGGGTGCGATGCTTGTGAGGGTCGAGGGTATTTTGAAATCGTCGATTGCCCGAAGGATTACGTAGGGCATCGAGTCAGTACAGCGGCTAACCTTGCGGCTTGGGTCTCGAAAGGGATCCTTCCAGAGGCGGGCGGGATTTACGATCAGGACGCTTGGTTTGTTTCGGTGCAAAATGCACTCGAAGCAGACGTGAACCGAATCGAAGAACAAAGGCGTAAAAATGGCTGACGTAGAAGTAACACTTGGAGCGAAAAACGAAGCTTCGGCGGTGTTGCGTCAGTTTTCGACCGAAGTGACGCAAACGGCTCAGCAAGTCGAATTTTCGATTCGTGGCCTAGCCCAATTGGCAGGCGTGACGGCGACGGTGATTGGCATCGTCGAAGCAGGGCGGGCGGTTGTTGGGTTTGCATCGGCATCAGTCGCAGCGTTCGATGATTTGAATCGCTCATCGATCAAGCTTGCTGAGACGGTCGCCCTTATCCCAGGGGCAGGCAAAGCGGCATCGGATGAAATGGTCAAGGTTGCCAATAGCCTAGAGCGAATGACCAACGTAGATTCGGGACGCATCCAAGACCAAATGGCCCAAGCATTGCGGCGCGGTGCTGGTGTTGGCGATATTGAGGACATGGCCGAAGCGGCTCTTGGCCTGTCGAGGGTATTCGATCGAGACTTGTCCTCTGCAATGCGGATGGTCGAAGATGCGACCAAAGGGAACTTCGGAGCGTTTGAGGGCCTCATCCCCAACATCAACGAACTAGCCACAGCGGAAGAACGGCTAGCGGCGGTCAGTGAATTGGCCACCAAGGGGCTATTGAATAAAGCCGACTCGGCAAAGTCGGCATTAGAGGCTAGCGAAGCCTTGAGCGTTGCAACGAAAAACCTCTATGAGTCCTTCGGGGCTTTGCTTGCACCTATTCGGGATGTTGTGTATCGGGGGCTGGTTGTTGCCTTCGAGTTTATCCAAAGCTCGATGATTCCGGCGATGGATGATTTCGTCCAGCACGGAGAGGACCTAGCAAACGCAATGCAGGATGTTGGCAAAACGATCGCCGAAGCTTTCGTTACTGGTTTTACGGTCGCAGAGCTTGCGATATTCCGGTTTGAGGATGTTCTTGAGGTGATTTCAGCGTCGGTACTGCTTTCGGCTAACAAGATCTACAACGACGTAGTGTTTGTGTTCGACGGCTTGCTAGCTAGGGCGAATTGGTTTGTTGACGCATACGCAAAGCTCCTGTCAGGGCGGTTTACCTTTGAGGATGTACTAAAGGAAATGCCAGCCTTTGGCGAAAGGGCAGTAACCGAAACCGAAAAAAGCCTGCAATCCATTCTCGATGAATCGGTCGGCGGGCTTACCGAAGATTTCGACGCAAAGATCCGAGAGCGGCTAGCGGCATTGCAAGACGCGATGAAGCTAGAAATTGGCATCGACCTAAAACCAAGGGCCGGGGCGGCCAGTGCGTTGCAAGATCAGATCCGATCGCTAACCGCCTTCGAGTCGCGGGTGCTTGTACGGGGCCAGACGGATAGCCCAATCGATAAGCTAGTTAAGAACACGGCAGAGGCTAGCAAGTTGCTTTCGAGCATTGACGGGACGCTAAAGAGCCCGACGGAATCCCCGAAAGAACAGTTCCAGCTCCAGGAGATCCGCTAGATGCTCAACGATAAAATCTACAGCGTTGATCTTATGTGGAGCGGGCTCGGCGGCGATATCTCGATCACCGACAACTTCCGGCGGGCCGATGCGCGTTTACAAAAAGTATACCAAGTATTCACAACCCCCGACGCAACCTTAAACGACGTTTTGCAAGCCCCTGGAATTCCTGCGGCTGGATCATCGTTCGGCAACGGTTTCGATTTTGTATTCGCAGTCCAGGCAAGCCCGAAGAGGCAGAGCCCGGTCTATTGGATCGTCACAGTACCGTATGAGGGCGAAGTATCCTTCGGATCGGGCGGTCCACAGGGCAACCAAAACAACGGCGTACAGAGCCCATTGCTAGCCCCTGCGATTATCGATTTTGACGACGTAGAAGAGGAGCTAGAAATCGATGAGGATTTCGACGGTAATCCTTTGGTGACAGCCAACGGCGAACCGGTCAACGGAATCCGGCGTAAATTCGCAGACCAAACCGTTACGATACAAAAGAACATGCTGACCTTCTCAAGTTACGTGCAAGGGCGGTACAGGCATTCGGTCAACTCCGATACGTTCCTAACGTGGCCAGCGGGTACGGCCAAAATGCAAAAGCTCCGAGCCAAAGCGGTTGCGTCTCCCGAAACCCCGTTCGGTGGCTACTACCAAGTTACGGCGGTAATTCAATTCCGATACCCGTATCGAACCACACCGGAAAAGGCTTGGTATGCACGATCGCGGCACGAAGGCTTTTATAAGCGGGTAATCATCCCAGGTGCTCCACCATTGCCGAACGGCGATCCGAAAACGGAAGTAGTCCGAGCAACCAGGGCAGGCGAACCAACAGCCAAGCCGGTGCTACTCGACGAAAAAGGATTTCAGCTACCAGACGTCGATCCTCCGGCGCAACAAACAGCGTTTTGGCAGGAAAAAAAGCTTTACGAACCACTAAGTTACAACGCACTAGGACTTCTACCATAAGGCCAAAAAAATGAGCACGATTACCAACGTCATTCTCCAAATTCCAGACCGATCGCTAACCAACAACGACATTGCAGGCAATGCAAATATCGAACCATCGAAGCTAGGGCAAAAAGTCTTGGCCGAATACGTGGTCCCCGTTGAGGCGTTTAAGACCTGGGATTCGGTCGCAGTCAACTTACCGGCATCGGCAGCTAGCGACGATCTAGGGCTAGTTACAGGCACTTGGTTGACCAATCCGGCGAGGATCACGGCGGGCGATTGCAAAAACCTAGGGGCCACAACCCGAAGAGCCTATTTTTCGATACCGATCCCCCCAAACTACGATGACGGCGAAACGATTCAAGTCCGCATCCGAGCAGCAATGGAGACGACCTTGGCGTCGACCTCTTGCACGGTCGATTTAGAGGCCGTGGTAGGGTCTAGCGGAACGCCAACAGCGGATTTGGTAACTTCGGGGGCTCAGTCGATGAACAGCCTTACGGCTGCTGATTTCGACTTCATGCTAAACTCGGCCAGCGTGGACCCAGGGCAATTGCTCGAATGCCGACTGTCGATTTCATGCAATGACACCGCGACGGCAACGGCAGTGACTCCAGCGGTCTACAAAATATCCCTACTCGCAGATACCAGGGGCTAGGCGTGGCTCAAAAGGATATCGGGTACTACAGTCCATCCCTAGCGAAACGGATTCGAGATAATTCGTTCGCATGGGAACGCGAAAGGGCGGCAAAACCGATCGAGATTCGGCAGTCGACCCCTGACCCGATTTACTTTTACAACGCATCGACCGAAACAATACCGGCTTATGGTTGCGTCCAGAAAGTCGGCATGGAAACCATCGACGGGCAGTCGATTATCAAAGTCGATCGGCCAATCGACTACACCGCTTCGGTAATGGGGCCATTTTTGCTCAATGGGCCGG